AGGAGACCAGAGTCAAGACGCGCACCGGCGCGGATATACATAGCAAGCGTTAAGCCTGCTCCGAGGCCTCGGGCGTTCATTCGCCCGGGGCCTTTTCTTTTTCCTCAACATCAATGATGATCTGCTGCCCGTCTGGCATAATAAACGCCAGTTTGCAGCCGCAGAATTCCGCAGCCTTTGCGAGATCGTTGGCAGACCAACTCCCGCGATTCATCTTGTTTCCCATCGTTTGCTTACTCATTCCGAAGCTTGCAGCCATGTCAACCTGCTTCTTGCCGCAGAGAGCCAGCAGCCCCTTTACCTTGTCCGATACCGACACAATATGCACTCTCCTTTCTGTACTTCACATAGTACATCAAAAGAGTGGACTTGTCAACTGAAAAAGTTTGAAAATAAATCAAAAAAGTTTATCAAAACCATTGACAAGTAAATCAAAATAGTGTACTATATACTCGTAAGGCAGAGGTCGAAAGCCTCTTACGAAAGGAAGTGAGGACTTGAACGAGATGACAACCGCCGAGCTCAATCAGTTCTTAGAGAACATCGCAAAGCTGATTGAAGCAACCGCCGACGACCCGGCTACCGCCGCAAAGATCGTGCGAGATAGCAAGGTCAAGGCATAAAAAGAGTAGCGACCCCCGCTAAAGCGCCGCTACTCAAACACCCCGAAAGGCGAGCGGGAAGCCTTACTCCCGCCGCCTTGATTATAACCGAGTAAGGCAGAAAAATCAAGGAGGAACGCAAAATGATGATGTCCGAGTTTATCGACCGCACCGGCTTCGAGCCGACCGCCAAAGAGTACGCCAAGATTGAAGAAGCCTATTACGACTTCGACGGTGACAAGGACGCCTTTTGTAAGGCTTTCGTCAAGGACGGCGGGGCGCGGAAGCTCTGCAAGGCCAGAGCCGCCGAGATCGACCGACTGAACAGCCTGCTGCTGGAGAGCGAGCGGCAGTACAAGAAGGATATGGCCGACCGTGAAAAGCGGATCGACGAGCTGACCGCCGAGCTGGACCGTGAGCTTGAATGGAAGCCCAGCGATGGCGCTGGCACGAACATGGAGCAGAAGCGTTACGAGGAGCTTGCCAAATACGGCAAGGTTATGACCGACGAGGAGGCCAAGGCGTTTATCGCTGATGAATGCGGCTTCGATCCCGAGAAGATCCGCATTCTGCATGAGGTCAACACCTACGAGGTCAACAAGCACCGCCGCCTTCGCAAGGCAGGCACCTTCGACCGCGCGCCTGTGTACGACGCGACCGACTGGAACTATGTCCGCTTCGACTGCGCCTGCTTCATGTATGAGCTGGTCAACGGCGAGCTCCGCTTCTACTGCTGCTAAGTTATCGCCCGCCCCGGAGGTCACGAGGGCAGAAAGGAAATACCATGACAAACAAAGAGGCTTATCTGTCCGACCTGGAAGACCTGCTGAAAGAAATCGACCATCTGTTAAGTGCGGTTCCGATTGGCAAAAACAAGATGGAACTCCAGGCGCGAGAACAGGCGGAAGAAGCGGCCAGCAGGGCCAGAGCCACTATCGGCTGCATGAAGAACGACTACATCATCGCTGACTGCTGAATCAAACCATCCTCACCAGAGGTTACGAGGGAAAAGGAGGACATTATGCACATCATCGGCTTCACCATCAAGCAGGCCGACCTGGTTGTCGGCAACAGCCCGATTCGGGAGCAGGCTGTGAGCGCGGCCAAGACCCGCGCCCAGCAGACAGGAATACCCGTTTCAGTAATCGCCCACCTGGACACCGGCGCGGATCGGGAGGTCATTTTCTACCCCGATGGCACAAACGAACGCATCTGGGCTATTGACCAGGGGCGGCGCATTCAGCCAGTCGTTGGCGCAGTTTATACCAACCGTGGCGGCGGCCGCTTCCGGTGCATCGCACCAGCCGACAACGGCCCCATGTTCTGGAATGCGGCCGGCGGGTGCAGCAACGCATCAGGCGTTTTCCAGAACATCGAAAGCGGATGGACATTCATGGCCAAGGGCGTTATCCAGTACATCGACGGAAGCATTGAGTGGGACCACAGCACCGACGGGCGCTTCGAGCAGATATAACCCGAGCGAAGAAGACATCCGACTAAGACATCAAGCCTGACCTATCGGGCCTACGGGGAGAAGGGACACGATATGGATTACAACACTATGAACGCTACCGTCAAGGGGACAACCTGTGAGGGCGAGCCTTTTACCGAAAGTCTCACATTTACCCTCGTTCCCCCCACCGACAACAAGCACTACGGCACAGGCTACTACATGACGGTTAAGACATCAACGCAAACGCTGTTGATTGACGTGCGCTACGAGCGCACCACTGACATTGAAATCCTTGCCGATAGATGGATTAAGAGTTACTACGGCGAAAACGCGCAGGACATCATCAAACAGTTCTGAGAAAGGAGAGATTTCTATGAACGAGAACGAAGCCAAGACACTGATCGAGCGTTTTGCAGAGAAGCAGCAGGGCGGGCATTTTGCCTGCCCCCGCTGCGGGAAGATGACGATGGATGCGGAGAGCGTCACCCGCAACGCACTGAGCCGCAGGGCAACGGTCCATATCTGCGATGCCTGCGGCACGGTGGAGGCGCTGGAAGACATGACGGGGGATCGGCGGCCGCTGACCGCATGGGCTATCGTCTCCGCGCCGGAGAACTGGCGCATGAGGAGGCGCTACTCCGCCGCAGCGTGGGCGCGTGAGCAGTACACCGATCGCTGGAATGATTGCCCGTACTTTCGGGATATGGTCGAGCGCGGTGAAATTCCAGCGGATTACATCGGTCGCCGCACCGTCATGATCCACGCGCCAATCAAAGGGACTGTGCTTTTGACCGAGGGCTATCATTTCACCGTGGACGACGAAGAAGGGAGACAATACCTGTGAGTAAATCTTGGACGCCCGAGGAACTGGCCGCTGCCAGTGCCGCGATGAAAGCGGAGGGCCACATGAGCTACGAGGAGTTCTGCGCCGCGCCAGTGTTGCGGCTGGAACACAGAGGCCGCGACAGCTGGGGTCGCCCCGTCTACGAGTGCGACGGTCGGCTCTATGTCGATGTCGACCCGCGCCGGAGCAGACCGGCCGACATCTGCACGAAGCAGGGCAACGCCTTTGACGGCGAGCCCTGCGACCCTGTTCCAGAGGGAACGATCATTGAGTTCGTTCCGGAGCGGGATACCTGGGATTTTTGAAAGGAAAGCGCAGCGGCCACGCGCAAGCACCTCTCTCGCCGCCGTAGGCGAGTTGCAACACGCTCTTTGCATCGTGGGAGGGTAGACGCACACCCAAGCCGCAAAAAGCGCCACAGCGCCCCGTAAACGCGAAAGCGCCGGAAAACAGAAAAAGCCCCCTCGACAGGACGGTAAAATCCTGCGAGGGGGCTTTCATTGTGTGGGCGGTATTCAGATGGCGGGGCTGTCGATGCTGCCGTCGTCCTCCGTGTCGGTCCGGAAGTTGTTTGCCTTGGCCGCCTCAAAGGTGATACCGCCACGCTTGTGGTCGGACTTCGCAAGCGAGAGGTAGCCGTTTGCTCCGGCGATGATGATCGCCTCACCAACGCCGGTGGCGGCGGTAAGCCATGCAGCGGCGGCGGTGTAGCCGCTTTTGATGCACAGATACATGAGGAACAAGCATTCTTGAACGATCAGCAGACCGGCCAGCATTGCCAGCAGGCACACGACCTTGCTCCATTCGACCTTGCGCTTCTTTGCGGCTCTGCGCTTGCGCCTTGCCATCAGCTCAGCCCAAACTTCTGGGCGAAGCGGTAGAGGACGGTCACCAGCTGCTCGCGGGTCATCATGTCCTCCCACATTCCGTTGAACTCATCGGAGATGCCGCCGCGAATGATGCCGTTATCCACGGCCCATTTGCGCGCTTCCTCCGAGTAGGCGGAAGCATCGTTGTCCTGAAGTTCCTTGCGCATCTCACGCCAAAGCTCCTTGAATTTGTTGATATCCATATCGTCATCCTCCTCGTCCATGCCTGCGGAAAGCTGGGCTGTCACCTTTTCGGCGAGGTCGCCCATGCGGGCGTACATCCAGTTCCCGGGGCAGCTTTTGTTGGCAAACCAGCGGTGTACGGTCAGCACCATCTCGTCCGGTGCAGGGGTGTAGGCAAGCGTCTTGTCCTTATCCTCCAGCCAGAGCAGCTTGGTCTTGCCGTTGCGCTTGCAGATGTCGACGCAAAGCGTAATGAGGGACTGATAGACCACATCGCGGAATGCGTACGGCTCTGCACCATCGGACGCACATTCGATAGTCACCGCCCGCTGGTCGTTTGCATTACTGGAGGAACACCAGGATCGGTTTTTCTCCTCGACATACATACCGATGCGGCCGTCCGCGCCGATCCCGTAATTGCAGCTCGCCTCTCTGGAGGCAGGGAGAAAGATATCTCCCAACCGCTCCACGCTGCACTGGCCCACTACGCAGTGTGGCGTGATGCGGTCGATCTTACGGGTCCTCTGCCCGGAGTGATTCGGGCTGAGCTTTGTGTAGCTGACAAGAGGGCTATTGCTCATAGGTTATTCCTCCTCGGGGGCGGTATGGTCTTCCTTGCTCTTACCGGCAGGCAGCGCAGCAGGCGCCGCGTCCGCCCCGGGTGTCGCGGTAGAGAGCATATCTTTCAGCTTTTTCAGTACATCAACGGCATAGGCGGTGAAGGCTGCCAGCATAGCCAGCGATACCGCTGTCATCAGGTTTACGGTCTGCCCATCGACCTCCACCACCATCAGATCGGGGTTAAGGTATCCGGCGAAGTAGACCGCGACCAGCGCCGCTGCCACAACTGCACTCTTGATGCAGCCGTTGCGGAACTTCGTCTGATCCCATTCCCCATCAATGATGGCATTGATGGAACCGAGGGCAATGTTCGCGGCGATCAGCAGCACAAGCCCTGCGGCCAGGCGGATGATCGTCATATCCAGCACGTTCATTGTGCGTCCTCCTTACTGCAAAAAGTCGTTGCTGTCCAAGCACCGGCGATATATCGTCTTGATCCGGTCACTGGTCAGCTCTGTTACATTGTTTTCAAACTCCGGGTGATCTTCACAGTATCGTTCGTAGGCAGCGATGTCCCGGAGCGTTTGGTCGAAATGATCTTTGGTGTGGCGCTCGCCGTGGAGACATTCATCGCCAAAGCGTAGAATGCGCGCCCGGCAGTTGACGGCCTTTTCCTCGGCCATGCCAGACCGAACGCACTGCAGCTCGCTTTCGAGCTTTCCGACCTTCTCCAAGACCTCGCTGTTGATAGCGCGCCCGAAAGCCTTTGCTATTGCAGACCACGGATTGATTTTGATGGGGGCGAGCTGGAGCAGCGTCAGCAGCATAAACAGCGCACTTCCCCCACCAAACAAAATATCCTTGAGCGTCATCTCTCAATCCTCCTCTGCGCGTGATAAGAAGGGCAGCCCCGCAAAGGAGCTGCCCTCCGTATCAATGCCGTGGTCAGACGGTGACTTCGAGATCTGCCAGGATCTCCTCGACCTGCTTCCGAATCAGGCTCGGAACCTGGTCGATGGTCTTCTTGCCCTTGACGATCAGGGTCGCGTAGACAACTGCCATAACTGCTACCTCCTTTCCCATCAGAATGTATAAAAGAAGGAGCCGAAGGCTTTTCATAAGCCCTCAGCTCCATTCTTGCTATTTTCGAGGATTTCCCGGACGGCTGCTTGCAGCGGGTCGGGAACTTCCTCAATCGTCTTTTTCCCTTTGCGGATCAGGTCTGCGTAGACCTTCACCATGTAATTGCTCGCCATCGGTTACTCGCCTCCTGTTGTAGATGTCACGGCGACGATCTGTTCGTAGACATCGCATAGCGCCATCTGCGTATCGGTGACCTGCCCCTCAAGGCTCGTCACCTTTTCCGTCAATGCCGCCTTGTCGGTCTCCAGGTCGGCTACCTGCTGCTGCAGGGAGGGGATCGTCTTGCCCTCTGCCTCATGCAGCTTGGCTTGTGCAAGATAACCGGCATAGTTGCCGAGGATGTCTTCACTCAGGCCGTCGTACATATTCAGCTCCAAGTGATATTCATCATACACCCACCCGCTGATGGTCAGCTCGTCACGCTTTTCCTCAAACGGCTTGGCGTTCTCATAGAAGCGTACTAGGGCTACCCCCGGCTTATTAGGCTGCTCCTCCAGCGAGAATGCGTTGCTGGGCGCGTTGTCGCCTCTTACTCTCATTTCGCACGACCTCCTTCAGGTGTTTTACTCCAATCGGGTCAATGTACTTCACCCGAATTGTATGACTATTGCAGTGTTTCAGTTGCCCGGCGCGGCTCAGTAGCCCGGAGGCCTGGGCGAACATGATAGGCTTCCCGGCGTCAAGCCGTTTCTTGACGCGGCGGCATTGCCGGGTGAAGCGCAGGAAATTCCGCTTGCGCAGAATGACATGAGTGCGGGAAAAGCGGTAGCCGACCGCGCTCACCATGCGCTTTGCCGTGGGATAGATCTGCCAGTTCGCTTTCATGGACAGGCCGAGCCGCTGCTGCATGAATGCGGCGATCAGCTTCCGTGCCTTGTGCAGCTGCTTCTTATTCGGCCCGAGCAGGGTGATGTTGTCCATGTAGCGGGTCATATACTTCACGCCCGGCAGCGTCATGATGTACTGGTCCAGAGACTCCAGGTAGAAGTTCGCCAGCCATTGGCAGATGTAATACCCGATAGCCAGCCCGCCGCCGCAGGATTCGATGACGGAATAGACCGTCCGCAGAAAGCGCTTGTCCTTGATCTTCCGCGCCAGCGCCCAGATCAGCCGCTTACCGGAGATGCTGGGGTAATACTGTGCGACATCCAGCTCCGCGGCGTACTTCGTCCCCTTTGGGTCGTTGCGGAGCGCGCCGCGGATCATCTTGTGGATTCGCTTTCCACCACGTCCGGGGATCGACGCGCAGGACCACGGGTGCATCCCGCGCATAAGCACCGGCTTCATGGCCGTCACCAGCATCCATTGGATCACGCCGTCCGGCCAGAACGGGACCATCTTGATCTTACGGTGCTTCTCGCTGCTCTCATCATAGATCTCGCGGATCTTCGGCTCGGACGGTACAAAGCTCTCGGTTGCGACCAGCTCATAGGTCTTTTCGACATACCCGTCCAGGTCCGCCAACACAGGGGCGATGTCTTTACGACTCCGGCGCCCCTTTGCCGCCTCCTGAATGACAGCGCGAATGAAGTCCCGGTCAACCATCTTGTCGTAGAGATAGCCGACTCGTTTCGGCATAGGATTTTCCCTCCGTCCTTGTTTGCCTGCGAGGTTATTCGAGCCGAAGCCTACTAAACCCCGTCCTATGCGGCAATATTTTCACCAAGCGGTGAGGGAAAGCCTGCGCCAGTCAAAAGAAAAAACAAGTAGTCGCGCGCCGACGTTCGAGTTCGAGTTCGACGAGGTGTTGTTCGCGTTGAAGTAGAAAAGGCCGGCATTGCCGCCGTTGTTCCAGTTGCCACCGACATGGAGGACACGCCAGCCAGAGTTGTAGTTGGCGTAGAAAACAAGCCCTCGGCGCATGGCGCAGACAGTCCCGGAGGTAATTATACCTCCGGCCTGTCGCGCATACGGAAAAACGGGAGAAAATAACAGAATACGTTATTTTCAAAAATCGTGTCGACGGGGCTTCGCCCCGTACCCCATTCAGCTTTTGGGCTTGCGCTCATGCCGCCAGATAGTGCAGGCGGGAAAGCTCCGGGGGCTGCGGCCCCCGGTCCCCCATTAGGGGTGGAAAAGGAGTCGCGCGCCGACGTTGGAGTACGGAAGACGAGAGGTTCGCGTAGAAGCAGAAAAGGCCGGCATCGCCGCCGTTGTACCAGTAGCCACCGACGAGGAGGACACGCCAGCCAGAGTTGTAGTAGGCGTAGTCCGGAATATAGGTCGTCTCGCTGCCGCCGACCGCCGTGGGATAGAACGCCCAAGGCATGGCAGCCGCTACGCCGATGGCGCTAATGTAGCCGTTGTTTTGGATTTTAGTGCCAATGTTCGTGTAATTGTTTGCGGTGTCATCTGCATAGCTCGCAGGGTTCAGGCAGACATATACCGTTCCGTCGGAGAAGTTGATCCCGTCGATAAACTCGAAGACATTGCCGTAGGGATTCTCGATGTGCCGGTACTGGACGGCGGTCTTTCCGTCCGTCCCAGCTGCGCGTCCGGTATGGTAAGTCATGCTGTCTGTGCCGCCGGAAGAAATGGCAGAGCTGTTGCCGTCGACATAGCCGCGCCCGATTTTGCTCTGGCTGTCCCAGTCGGAAAACTCCACCAAATAGAGCAGCCAGACCGCGCACCAAGACGCGAAGTCATACTCGCTCCACTTACTACCCTTTCCTCTGGCACCGGAACGAGCCGATGCGCGGGTCAGGTTGACCAGCGGCGCAGCGCCGGTCTTTGAATAATGGCCGGAGATCGTGTTGTAGCGGCCGACATACTTGCCGGAGCCGGGGTGTTTGGTGAAGCCGCTCTTGGCCTTATCCGCGATGTAGAAGTACCGTTTCTTGTTGGCGGCATCGTCGATAATACGGAAGTAATACTCGGGGATAAAGACAACGGTATCGTAGCTGCTTCGAGAGAAGCCGCTCTGCCCCTTCTTGTAGCTTACGGCATTGTTGATGATGTTGTACTCGTCCATGCCGCTCCACGGGAGATAGTTGTCGAAGGGAGAGCTGCCGGCGCCGGTACCGACCGCAGGCGCGGGATTCGTGGTGATGTCGACATTGACCAGTCCGTTCGGATCGGTGGCCTTTTTCAGCCGCGTCAGAGCCGTCGACTGCGCACTGTAATTCCAGCAGACACCGAAGACCTTGACATAGGACAGCTCCAGCGTATAGCCGGTGTAGGAGCTGCAAGCTACGCTGCCGGTGGCCGTCTCGCCGTTCTTGGTGGCGGTGACGCTCCACGTGCCGGTGTTCGGCAGGTAGAACTTTGCCGTTCCGTTGCTGGTGGCCGTGAGCGTGGTGGAACCGTTGACCGCCTTGACCGTAGAGCCGCTGTCGATGGTGACGGTGAGGGTGCAGAACTTCACCGTTGCGGTGTAACTGCCGCCGGAGGTCGACACCGACGCGGACGCCGTGGACGAGGATACCCCGCTCTTGGTGGCCGTCACGGAATAGGTGCCGGCATAGTTGACGGTCAGCGCACACTTGCCGTTGCTGCCGCAGGTGCCGGTATACTGCTTCGTGCCAAGCGTGGCGGTCACGACTGCGCCGGATTCCGCCGTTACGGTCAGCGTAGCCGCGAAGTAACTCAGCGTCACCGCGTACTGCTTGACCTGATCCACGACCACGGTCTCGGTGGCGGTGGTCTGCCCGTTCAGCGTGGCATACAGCGACCATGTACCGTAGCCAGGGAGATCAAAAACGCATTTACCGCCGACGCTGGTGCCAGTCAGCGTAGTCTCGCCGTTCGTACAGGCGATAGCCGATCCGGTGGCAACAGAGACCTCCAGCTGTGGAGCCACGCCGCCACCCTTGGGCTTTTCCCATGTATATACGCCGGTCTGATCGTTGGCTGCCGTGCAGTAGAAGGTCTGCATGGTGTCTGTGTTCAGATACGACTGGCCGACCGAGCCCTTCGTGCTGGAGGTCGGATCGGTCTTGCCGGTGAGCGGCTTACTTCCGTCCAGCCCCTTGGAGAGCGTGTCGAGGTCGCTGGAAACGCCATCAAGGAAGGTGTCGAGCGATTCGCCGTTATAGGTCAGATCGGCCGCGTCGCTGGCGCCGGACAGCTTCCACCGATACTTGCCGCTGCTGTCCTTGCCGCTGCAGACGTATTCCTTGCCCGTAGCGCTGTCATAGTAGTGCTGCCCTGCGGTACCCTCGGTCGTGTCTGTCGGCGCTCCTGAGCCTGTTGCAAGTGGATAACCGTAGTCCTTTCCGGCGACTGCCGCAGAGATATTCCCGTTCCCGTCGCCCAGCAGCAGACCCTTGACCATGATTTTGTCCTGCTTGGTCTTTACCGCCTCAGCGATGGCGGCGGACATATCGCTCTGCGTGACGCAGGCGCTGGTGTCGACCGTCACCGTCCATGCGCCGGTATTCGAGCAGGAGATCAGCGCGTAAAAGGTGTAGACGAAGTCCGGCGATTCTGTCTTGCTGGGAATGGGAACGCCCTGCTCCAGCTGGAACAAGGCGATCATGGCGGACGCTCCTCCGTCCACGCTGGCAGATACGCGGAACTGATTCAGCGTATAGGCCGTATTCGGCGCAGCGATGCGGAGCTTCAGGCGAATGCCGGAAGATACTCTCTCGCCGCCCAGCAGGCTCGCGGTCTGCTTTTCATT